GATGTTTCATCATGTTTATTACAATGATACACCACATCAACTTGTAGATACTTCAAAGTATAAAGATAAGATCATCAAAATTATAGTCAAACAAAAATCTAATCTAAGTGACTTTGAAAAGTTTATTGAAAAATTTGTTAATTCAAATGTACATGATATAAAGGTTGTTGAAAATTTTGATTTTAATGGTTATTATGGTTCAGAGGAAATAGAAAGTGATGAAAGTGAGGACACCATTAGTATATTGAATAGGTATATTGATGAGTCTGATGTATCTCTTAATAAGTCTCAGATTAAGAATCTATTGAAAGAGGTTTACATTGAGGCCTGTGAGGTAGAATAATGTACATTCTTTCGGTGAAGTCTTCAACAGAACAGGGAGCTTATGCAGTTGAAGATGAAGAGGGTAAGAGAGTTATCTTTCTATTTGAAGAGGAGGATGATGCTGTTAGATATGCCATGATGATGTCTATGAGTGATAAGAAGTATCCCGAACTAGATGTTACAGAGGTTCCCGATGAGGTTGCCATAAACGCCTGTGAAGCGTATGATTATCCATATGTGGTAATTTCTTCTGATGATTTGTTAATTCCAAAAAACTATGATAAGATTTAAGAAAATTAAGTGGAAAAATTTTCTAAGTACAGGAAATCAATGGACTGAGATAGATTTTGAAAAGAGTAGTACAACTTTAATAATTGGTAGTAACGGAGCTGGTAAGAGTACAGTTTTAGATGCTCTTACTTTTGTGTTGTTTAATAAACCTTTTCGTAAGATCACAAAATCACAGTTAGTTAATACTGTTAATGAAAAAGATTGTAATGTTGAAATAAATTTTACTGTAGGAACTAGAGATTATAGAGTTGTACGTGGTATCAAACCATCTGTATTTGAGATATGGGTTGGTGATAACATGTTAAATCAAACTGCAGCTGCAAATGATCAACAGAAATATCTTGAAACTAACATATTAAAGTTAAATTATAAGTCATTTACTCAGATTGTTGTCTTAGGATCGAGTAGTTTTATTCCTTTTATGCAACTATCAGCTCCAAATCGTAGAGAAGTTATAGAAGATTTGTTGGATATTAGAATATTTTCAGCAATGAATGGTGTTGTTAAAGATAAACTGAGACATTTGAGAGACAATATTAAAATTTTAGAACTCAGAAAGGAAAGTCTAACTGATAAAGTTAGCATGCAAAAGAAGTTTATTGAAGAAATAGAATCTCGTGGTAAACAAGATATAAAAGAAAAAAGAGAAAAGAAAGATGGATTTGCAAATGAGATTCTTAATTTTATTACTCATAATGAAGAGTTAGAAACAGAAGTTACTGGTCTCATAGAAGATCAGGAAAAGGTCACAGGAGCTAGTAAAACGTTATTAAAGCTTAACAATCTAAAAGGTAAGATGTCTAATAAAGTATCTACCCTTACCAAAGAACATAAGTTCTTCACTGATAATGTAACATGCCCTACATGTACTCAAAATATAGAAGAATCGTTTCGTTTAAATAGAATTGCTGAAGTCGAAACTAAGGCTAAAGAGCTCCAAGACGGTTACAAAGAACTACAATTCAAAATTAAATCTGAACAAGAAAGGGAGCTCTCATTCAACACACTATCAAAGGAGATTACTAAACTCAATAATGACATTTCTCAAAATAATACCAAGATATCTGGCTTCCAACAACAGATCACAGATCTTGAATCAGAAATTCAAACACTTACCGACCAACTTGCAAACAGAAATACTGAACATGAGAAATTAACAGAGTTAAGAGAAAATTTAAATACCACCTTTGATGAATTAGTTGAGAAAAAAGAAGAATTAAGTTATAAGGATTATGTTTATAATCTTCTAAAGGATGGTGGTGTCAAGACAAAGATAATTAAAAAGTATCTGCCTCTAATTAACAAACAAGTTAATAGATATCTGCAGATGATGGATTTCTATATCAATTTTAAATTGAATGAAGAATTTAGTGAAACTATAGAATCACCCATACATGAAGATTTTTGTTATGCTTCCTTCAGTGAAGGAGAGAAGATGCGTATTGACTTAGCTCTACTTTTTACGTGGAGAGAAGTAGCTGCATATAAAAATTCTACAAATACTAATCTATTAATTATGGATGAAGTATTTGATAGTTCTCTTGATGGTACAGGAACAGATGAGTTTCTCAAGATCATAAGGTTTGTAATTAAAGATGCAAACATATTTGTTATCTCTCATAAGGAATCTCTATTAGAGAAGTTTGAGAGTGTAATACAGTTTGAAAAATTGAAAGGTTTTAGTAAAATGTTATCATGAAAATATTAGTTACTGGACACCGTGGTTTCATTGGAAGTCATGTATATGAACACCTAACAGAGTTGGGATTTGATGTTGATGGATATGATATTCCATATGACATAGGAGATTTCAAAACAAATAAGAAGTATGATGTTGTTATACATCTTGCAGCAAATGCTGCCATCCGTGAAGCTCTTAAAGATCCTGATGCATTTTGGGAAAACAATGTAGTTAAATCTAAACCTATATTCGATTATTGTAGAGAGAATGATGCAAGATGCCTATATGCAAGTTCAGCATCTGTATATGAATGGTGGATGAATCCATATGCAATATCTAAGAAAGTAAATGAGATACAGGCTCCACCTGATAGTGTGGGTATGAGATTCTTTAATGTATATGCACCGAAAGTAAGTCGTTCAGATATGTTGTATCGTATGTTAGAAACTAAAACTGCAACTTATCTTACAAGACATAAGAGAGATTGGATACATGTAGATGATGTTGTTTATGCTATTGCCACTTTGATGCCCTCAACATATACTGGGGTTATAGATGTTGGTACTGGTAATCCAGTAGCTGTAATTGATCTTGCTATGAAAATGGGAATGGGTCATTTACCTATCAAGGAAGAGACACCAGGCGAAAGAGATATCACATGTGCTGATACTACTGAGTTGCGTAAACTTGGATGGATGCCAACAATAAATATTCTGGACACAGTATGAAACACTCTGAACTAGATCTCTTTGATAACGTATTCGATAAATTGGAGGAAGAAAATGCCTCGTCACAAAATATGGGAGAGTGGACGGAACCCATACCGTCGGCCCGACAAGGGAAAGAAAAAACCACAAATGCTGAGACAAGCACGTAAAAGGTTAGCCCAGTTCAAAAAGTTGCACACAAGACCTTCTGGCCACCGCCAGGGGTCTTATAATATGGCCATACAAGCAACAAACCCATGACCGTTAAATTTGAAATCAAAGACCAACTTGCAAAACTTCTTGCAACTGAAGATCTAGTCGTAGAACATAAGAAAGTATTGACCGCTAGTTTCAATGTAAATACTAGAGTATTAGTCCTACCTATGTGGGAAAAGGCTTCCAACAATGTATATGATATGTTGGTTGGTCATGAGGTTGGTCATGCATTATTCACACCAAATGTAGACATTGCATCATTCAAAGCTCCTTCTTCATATATCAATGTAATTGAAGATGCAAGAATCGAGAAACTTATCAAACGTAAGTTTCCTGGCCTATGTAAGTCATTCTTCCGTGGATACTGGGAGTTACATGAACAAGATTTCTTTGAGGTTCAAGGTCTAGATTCTGATGAGATTACTTTAATTGATCGTATCAATCTATACTACAAAGGTAGTAAGGATATGGTCTTTGCTGATGATGAGAAAGTATTTGTAGAGAGGACAGGTAATACAGAAACATTTGAAGAGGTTTGTGAATTGGCTGAAGAGATACATGCTTTCATGAAAGAACAGAAAGAGAAGAGAGAACAGGAAAAGATTGATGATACTGATTTTGATATGAGTTCAGAAATGAGTAATGATATTAAAAAGGGATCTGGAGAGTCATCTGGTGAAGATGTAGAGGAATCTGAGGAAGAGGGTGAAGGTGAATCATCACATCCTCTATTCGATGAGGAACAACAAACTGAAGGGGGTAGTTCTATTTCAACAGATGATCTTATGGGTGGTGATCATTTTGAAGAACCAGACATAGATGAAGCTGTAACAGATACAAACTTATCTAAGAATCTAATAGACAACTTATTAGATCTAGAATCTAATCGTATGGAAACCACATATCTCAGTGTTCCATCTGTGAATACAGAGACAGTGATTGTTCCACCACAAGATGTATGGGATTACTTTGATAGAAAAACTGCAGAGTTAGAAGCAGAGGAAACTCATTACTATAATTATCAATCACTAGAATTCTCATCTAATGAGTATGAGACTTTCAAACAATCAGCAAAGAAGGAGGTAAATTATCTTGTCAAAGAATTCGAGTGTCGCAAGTCTGCCACAGCTTATGCTCGTTCTACTACTGCTCGTACTGGTGTCCTCGATACAAGTAAGTTACACACTTATAAGTTTAATGAGGATCTTTTTAAGAAGATTAC